CGGTGTATTCCAGGAACGACAATTCCGCCCCGGCACCCGCGAACGTCGCCGTCGCCCCGGTCGTCAGGGTGACGGCGACGCCCGTTCCGAACAGGGCTGGCCTTAGGGTCGCCGGCAGCGACAGCTTGTTGCCCTTCGCGGCCCACGCAAAGGCCGCTTGCATCCCGGTCGAGTTGTCGGTCGAGTTGTCGAACTTGATGCCCCACTCGCGCACGTCGCCGCCAGTGGGGAACGCGGCGACAAAGCTGTTGCTGTCATTCGTGCTGTTGTTGCATGACCCTACGTCGGCGGTCATGCCGTTGGCGGAACAGGTGCCGGCCTGCTGATACCACCAGCTTATCGGCGCATCCCCGACCGCATTAACGCCGAGGCGCAGGATCGGATACGACGTGATGAGCGGCGCCGCGGGCAGCTTGATCAGGGCCGTGTTCGTAAGCGCGAGCGGGAACGGCACCGCGGCCGGCACAGCCGCGGCCACGAACGCCAGCGCCGCCAGGACGATCGGCGCGCGCGACCGGCCGCGTGTCGACCACAGCCGGACCGCGACGAGGAACAGCACCACCCCGAGCAAAAAGAAGGCGCACGGCGACAGGGCGTTGTCGGACAGGAACTGGATCATCATCAAAATCCGAGCCAGCGCACGAGTTTCATCGCCACAAGGTGGCCCGCGTAACCGATCGGGACACCGATTGCGGCACCAATCGAGATTGCGATTAAGGTGTCCACCTAGAAGAACTCGCAGCGGTAGCCGAAGGTGTAACTGTCCGTGGGCACGAAGTTCGCCCCGTTGGTCAGGTAGAACTCGATCGACGTGTCCGAGAGGATGCTGCCGATGATGGTCGCCGGTCCCGTCCACGGCGACACGCCGTTGTTCGTCGGTGCACCGGTGCACAACCCCGAGCCGGCCGAGCCGAGCGGGATCGTCAGCGGCGAGACCGTCACCGTGGCGGTGCTGAAGGTGCCGCTGCCCGCGGTAAAGGTGATCGTGCCCTTTGCCTCGGTGCCGACGACAGAGGCGGTCGACCCCGACCCCCCCGACACCGCGCTTACCGGACCGAGGGGTGCGCTCATGGCGCCGATGACGATGTCCGCGCCGCCCGACAGGTAGAACGATCCGTCAAACAGGCTGGTGCCGTTGATGCCCGAGGTCGGCAGGTCCGTGTCGATGTTCGCGGCAAAGGCGTTCCCGCGCATCTCTTGCCCGATCGGGATCGAGCCCGTCCCCACGATGTACGGCGCCGCGGCTGATTCTGTATTGCCGAGGGCGAGCGTCCAGATATCGGAGATCAGCTTCGACCCGGCGTTCTTGAAATCGATCGCGTGGCCGGTGCCGGAGATGCCGCACGCGCTGGCGAACAGGTCGCGGAAATGGGCGACGCCAGCCGTACCGCTCGTGCCCAGCTGCAGGCAATCGCCCAGCGATTGCCCGATGCTTACCGCGCCGATCGTGTTGAAGACCGACGACGAGTTGTCGACCAAGCCGGTGTAGTTCTGGTTCTCGTTGATCGAGCCGCCATACACGGTGACGTTGGGCGCAATATAAACGCCGACCTGCGTGTTGGGATAGGACGACGCGCACCCGGTATTGCTCGCCCCGTCCGACCAGATGTTGCCGATGATGGCGCTGTTCTCAAAATCGTAGTTCTTGGTCAGGAAGCCCTGGACGACGACATTGTCCATGAATACCGACGCCGCGCCGACCCCGGACGCCACGCCGATGCGCAGCCCGACGCCAGGCTTCAGCAACACCGAGCAGCTCGACGCGGTTCCCGACGTAACGATCTGCTGGATTTTAACGTCGTTGATGAAGCCGCTGTCGGTGTTGCCGACGTCCCACTGCAGAACGGCGACGGTGTTGCCCGCGCCGTCTAGGTAATCGTGATCGAGGTTTGGGCGCGGCCCGCTGACCTGGATCGCCGAATTGAACCCGCCGATCGTGCTGTCCTTGACGCTAAAGTCGAAGTTGCCCGCGTCGGAGATCGCCGTTTGCGGATAGAACGCGGAGCCGCTCGATATCGGGATCGTAAGACCGCTTGGCACCACGTTGCAGTTGTATACCCCGGCGCCCGCGCCCCCGGCCGTAATCGTAATCCCGCTAGCGAGCAGGATCGCCGGGTCGTCGTTGAGGTAGGTGAACGACCCGCTGAATAACCCGCTGACCGGCGTCTCGGGGCACTTGATGCTGGTAGCGGTCGGCAGCACCAGGTTCGTCAGGATTGTGTGCCGCTTGTTGAGCTGGCAGACCCCCTTCGGTCCTAACGCCGCGAGGCAGGCGGCGATGGCCGGCTCCGCGTCACTACCCACGGACGGCGCGTTACCAGTGACCGGCGCACCCCATATGCGAACGTCGGCCGTGCCGGTAAACGTCGCGTACCAACTGTTGCCACCGCTCGTCGTATTGGCGCACGAGCCACCGTCGTTCACCCGCGAGTTGGCGGCGCAGTTCCCAGTCTCGGCCGTATAAGTAATTTTGGGCGACCCCAAACCTGCGATGTAGTCGTCTCGCACGAGCTGGGCGCCCGCGCCGCCGTAGGTCGCGATCGAGGCCGCCTGGAGCGCCGCCAGGGTCGCAACGTGCGGCAGCGCGCCGATGTTCGCCGGCACCGCGGCGGGGTTGGAGAAGTCCGAACCGTTGTTGGCAACGTTCACCGCCGTATAGGTCAGCGCGCCTGCGACGGAACTTACGTCGCCTGGACCCCAGAATCCGGCGGCGGCCGAATAGCGCACGTTGATTACGCCGGGACCGGTCGACACCACTGCCGAACCGAGGCCGATGTTCTTGCCGTTCCCCGAAACGGTCATGGAGTTCGACGGACATAGCCCGAGGTTGACGATCGTATGGGGCTCGTTATCGGCCGGGCTCGCCGGCAGGTTAAGCGTGCCGTCGCCACACGAAATAGGACCCCACAGCGTCGTCGTCGCACCTATCAGGAAGGTGCCCGACGTCGTAATCGTCGTCGTTGTACCGATGTTGTTCGCGGCGGTATACTTACTCGCAACGTCGGACAGGTTATTCGACGCCCTGAGCACGTTCGCGGAAAGCGCGAGCTGGTTGCTGCCATTAACCGTGAAGTCCGAACTAAGCGATAAATTCAAGATGTTACTGGACGGTCCGCTAAAATACAACGGCGCCGCGGCCGTGATGGTGATCGGCGTCAGTCCACCGACGGCGGCGCTAAACGCGAAGGTCTGCGTGTTTACGTTATAGACGCCCCAATTCAACCAATCGGAAGGCGTGTAGTTACGGCTGCAGCCCGACGGGTTGACACACTGCCGCAACGTCGGCGTCGTAGGACCGGTCGACGAGTCGAGCCAGTACTTGCCCAACCCCGCCCCGGTGCCGGTCTGATTTTGCGGCGGATACGGCGACGGCGATCCTTCTATCGCCTTATTTAAATCTTGCGCGTTTAGGCAACCGCCCTGCTGAAACGGATATCCGCCGTTCTGTACGCAACTCGGGCTATTGAACGTTTGCGCCGACGCGCGCAGCGCCCCCGCGGCTACCGCGAGCGCCAGTAAGATCAGTAGAAACGCGAAGCGTCGCATCTTACTTATCGACCGCGCCGTAGTGGGCGACCGCCGCTTCGGGCGATAGGCCGCGCAGGCGACCCGCCGGCTCGTGGGCCTCCGGGTGCGAGGACCGCCCACAAAAGCACGGATGACAATTTCGCTCGACGGACCATGGACAGGCGCGCGGGTCCGGTAGTTCGGCGATGGCCGATTCCGATCGCGTAACGGTTCCCGCGTCCCAGGCCGCGATCGCGGCGTCCGGATTCTCAAAGCGCGCGGTCGCCGCGTGGCAGCGCTCGCACCAGACGTGGTGTAGTAGCGGCGGGTCGCGACCCTCGTTTTGCGCCGCATACATCCGGCGATACTTGCCGTTCACGGCGTCGCTAGAGAGGCGCGCGGCGGGACCGTTGGGTCCGCAAATTGGACAAGGGTTCATCTTCATCACCCGTTTACCTGCATCAGGAGGTCCTCGGTAAAGGTGCCCGTACCCCCGTTCACGCTACCGAATATCTCACCTTGGTGATAGCCCTCGGAAACGATTACCGCGCCAAAGGCCGTCGTCGTACATAATTGCGTATTGGTGGTGGGCGTACCGGCCGCCGCCACCGGGCTCCAGAGCGAACCGTCTAAACCGATCGCCGCGGAGGACGAGTTCGGCGCCGCCGAGTTGCTTGCCTCACCCATCAGCGTACCCACCAACGCGACGTTCCAACTCAAGAATTGGATACGATAGCTCGAATTTAATTCCACCGGACTACCCGAGGTCGACGTCGCGTTTAAGATCGAGCAATAACCCGGCTGCAGGGTCTGGTTATAGTAGTTAAGACAAAGAATCGTCGATGACACGCCGGCACCGCTACCGATCGATATCGGCACGAACTGCGACGACCCGTTCGTACGCACCATCCCGAGCAGCGTGTAACCGCTATTGGTGCCCGACACCGGGTAGCCGTTCGGCCCCGCCACGTGTCCCGTGGTCGATAGGGCCAGCGTCATCGTCCCCGCGTTCATGTAGACGTAAACGTAGTATAACGTGTTGGCGGCGAGGCCCGAGTTCGAAACCGTGATGGGCGTGCCGGGGATCATCTGGAAGACGCCCGAGATCGGCACCTGCGTGCCGTTCAGCCGCGCGAACTGTAGGCTCGTCGTGCTCTCGACCGTCAAGTAACCGCCCGACAGCACGCCGATCGGGTTGCCGCCGTATTCCGAGGTGGTCGCCGGCCCGACAATCTGCGCGTTCGCGCCGTCATAAATGAAACTGACGATTCGCCCTGCGATCATCTCACCGCCGCTCAGCGCGGCGCCGTCGCCCGCCACGATCGGGATCGTGGTATAGCTCGTCAAACCCATCCAGTTCAGGGTAGCCGATCCGGTGTTGGTATTAAGGATCTTGACATTGAACTGCGTGCCCGGCAGCGGGGCGGTAAAGGTCAGCGCGCCCGCCGGAACCGCAGGGTTGCTTAACAGAACGGCATTCACCGATCCGGAGTCTAGGAAAAACCCACTGCCCAGCAGCGTTTGCCAAAGCTGGGCGATGACCGCTGTGAAGTTACCGTTATCCTGCACGTAGGCATCGAGCACCGCCGCCATGACCTGGCTAAGGGCCGCGGCCATTAAATTACCCTGACGGTTGACCTTACTGATCTGCGCCGCGGGCACTATCCCGGTATTGTATCCGTTCTGCTGTACCGGATCGCTAGCATACGCCGCCTGCGATTCGACGTTCGCCCCTGCGCCCAGCGAGAAGGTCAGGATGTCGGTCTGCGCGACCTCGCACACGTTACGCGCGCGGGTAGCGCGTGCCAGGAACTCCTCGAACGGGTCGCGATACGTCAACTATTTTACTCCTGATCCACGAAGTTGCCCCACGCGCCCGTATCGAAGCCGGCGATATTTTCGTTCTGCACGTCGAACCCGAAGTAGGGCGTACCCTTGACGCCGTTGACGTTACCCGCCGGATAGACCGTCGGAAGCACGTGCACCAACGAAACGCCGGCCGGCTTTAGATCGAGCTCGCCCGTGGTGAACAGCGCCTCGGTGATGGCGTCCGGCTTCTGCCCGATCAGGGCGATCGCCATCGACATGTCATCGTAGTCCTGAATTAGGATGCCGAAACCGAACGGATTCAACAACGTATTCCAGGCCGCGTAGGCCCCCGGTATGGTGCCGTCCCAATAGTTCGCCGCGATGGTCGCCTTGAGCAGGATACGATACTGATAGTCCGGTAGGGCGGTGAGACCCGTATTCTGCTCGAACGACCCGTACCAGATACCCTGGTCGAACCCAAGTCCTACCGTGTCAAAGCTGAAGAAGATGTTGAGCGGCGTCGCGATATAGCGTGTACGACCGATCCACTGCCCCACCGTATCGAGCTGCTGCCCTACGGCGTCGTCCACGTCGAACAACGCGTTCATGCCCGATAGCGTGACCTGCATATCAACGTACGGCTGTACGTTCAATGCGACCGTCGCCACGAAGTCCGGGTCGTCCGCGAACTCCGACGTAATCAACGCTAGGTAGTCACTCGTCGTGGGCATTACGTCGTTATCACCACGTTGGCCGCGACGCACGCGGCGGCGAAATTAAACGCGATGGGAATATCGATCACCCCCGTCGGACTAGGCGACGTACCCACCTTAACGGCCGCAACGTCGTAGGTCGCGCTCAACGCGTCGAGCTGAGGTTGCGTTAAACCAGATACCGTTTGCGCGATCGTACCAGACAAGTTGATCGGGTTACCGAGCTTCCAATACTGCACGTTTTGCCCGATCAACAACGAAGATACCCAAGTGGCGACCACGTTTTGTATCAGGGTGCCCGTCGTATCCTCGTAGCCCGCGAGCGGCGTAAGCGTCACACCGACGTAGATGTTCGTGAAATCAAGCACGAAGAATCGAATGGTATTTGGTACGCCGCTCGGATCGATGATGATCTGAGAAGTGGACCCGTACGTGCCCGTACCGGGATTTTTCTTCTCGGCGATCGTGGTGGCGATCGCCAGCTCGTCCCCGCCGCCCACCACGAGGCAGATCGACTTGGCCGGTAACCCGTTGCCGTCCGTTGCGTTCGTATCATTTTCATAGATCGCGTAGCGCGTAACGCCGGGCAGGTCCGCGACGTTAGCGAGGATCGCCTCCAGCGGCGTCTGCGCGGGTAAACCGGTCGAAATCGCCTGCCGTTGCCGCAGCGTAGCGTCGAGCTCCACGGGCGCACCCGGCGTCGCCGCCGAGGTCGTGGTGACGGACTGAAACCCCGGTATCACCGTAACGAACGAAAGACCCCCGCCGTTCGCCGTAATCGTCGTTGACCCCTCCGGCAGCGTGATCGCCCCCGGCGTCGCGCACGTCAACGTGACGTCGATCGCGCCGCCGGTCGGCACCTGCACGTTCGACGGCAACGTCCACTGGTTACCGAAACCGTCCTGCACGATACCCGAGGCGATAAACGTCAACGCTTGCCCGATGATCGTTGCCGGCGCGGTGCTAAAGCTCGACGCCTCCCGCTGAAGCCCGTTGATCTTGACGAGGCTAGAAAGCGCCGCGCCCTGGGCATTCGTTGGCGAAAAACCGTTAAACACCGTTACGATCGCGTCGTTCGTGTCGTAGACCGCCTGGCTTAGGATACCGAGCAACTGACCGTCTTGGTCATTGGCCGCAAGGCTTACGTCGCTACCGTAAATTCCCCGGTACGACGCTTGATAAGAAGCCAGAATATCTTCAAACGCGGGCACCGTAATGCCGGCCGACGTAATCGTCGGCCCTAGCGTCGGTAGCGGATACGTCGTCATCCGATCGGACCGCCGCCCACGCCTAGTGGGTTACCACCGATAACGAATAAGTTACCGCCGCCGTTGGGGTTAAACTTGAGCGGAAAACTAAACTGAATCGAACCGAACGCCGTGTTGAGCGTACCTAGCACCGTGAACGTTCGCGTCGCACTGTCGTAGATCGCGTCGTAGCCGTCGATGCTTTGCGCGAACGGCGTACCTAAAATACGAGCCTCGATCACCGCGCCCGCAAGACCGATATTCTTCTGCGCGAGAATATCTTGCCACCACGGCGTACCGTCGAGTAGGTCTAAGAACCATTCGCCCTGCCAGAGCAACAAACGCGTCAACGCGGCCTGCGCGACCGCCGCGGGCGAGTCCCGCAGGAAATTTTGCGCTCCGCGTCCGAAGGTATAGTCGCCCGTCGCGGAAAGCGCGCGTACCGCGAACGTCATCCTACGAACCGGGGTCCGGAACCGGACCGTGCGCGTGCGTGTGTTGGCCCAGGTTCACCGCGTCTGCGCCGCCGAACCCGCGCGTGACCTCGCCCGTCACCGTCAAGTTGCCGTTGCCGTCGATCCGCACCGCGCCTCCCGGCGTCACGAAGTTAAAACCGCCGCCGCCCATGAGCAGCATCTCAAAGTACGACGTGCCGGCCACGTTGCGAAGCTGCGCGGTGGTCTGGCTCACGTTCACCAGCGCGTTGGCGTGACTAAGCCGCGTCGGGATGAAGATACCGTCACCCAGCTCGTGCATATATTGCTCGCCGTATTGCGGACGGGCCACGTTTGCGCCGCCGATTTGCCACCAACCGTCACGACATCGCGACATGAAGATACCGATACCTTCGTCGCCCTGCGAAATCGGGTGCGTGAAGAACGACCCGCCGCCGCCCATAAAATGCACCGGCATGTCCGGGCACTGCGGCATGGGCTCCACCGCCCAAGAACCGTCGGGCTGTCGGGCCTGACCGGCGATACCGGGCGTCGCGTGCACCGTATTCTGGCCTTTGGTCGGCAGGTTCCACGTATTGGCCACCATGGGCATCGCCGTCCACATACCGGACTGGTACCGTCGAAAGTGGACCCGCAGGTATTCCTCGAAGTCGCCGATAAACTCGTTGAGTTCCACGACCTAATATACCGCGCCCGGATACGCCTGATAGGTGCCCGCGTCGTTGTCGGGCGGTAGCTGGGGCGGCTGTTGCTGCGTCTGGTCCTGATCCGGCGACGCACCGGCCCCGACGCCGTTAAGCGCGTTCGCGGTCACCGTTAGGTCCGTACCGGGCGACGAGGCCGCGCCCTTAGGCCACGCCGTGACGCGGGTCTCCCACGTGTTGCCGCGCGAGTCGCCTACGTGTTCTGTGAGCACCACGAGGTAGGTGCCGTCCGCGGACGGGTCCACGTAATAACCGAACTGCTTCACACCCGGCCCCTTCGTGGTGTTGAAATTCCCTGCGGCGCTCGCGTTTTGCGTACCGCCCGCGATCAGGTTGAGCTGCGCATTATCCAACTGTACGATCGTGCCGACCTGTACCGCCGGGTTGAGGTTGACCGCGAACTCGACCCCGTTAGGCCCCTTAATCTCGGGCATACCGATTAAGCCCGTAGCGGCGTTTACCGCGATCGTCCCGCCCGTCGCCGCGGCCTGCGTGCGCCCGACGACGTTCACGACGTTGTTCTGCTGCGAGACGATACCATATTTCGAAAGCACGTCCACGGCCATGCCGTAATGTACCCGGCCCAGGATGAACGGTACGCTCGACACCCCCGCGATGCTACCTAGCGCGGTCCCGAAAGCGGACATTAGCCCCACCACGGATGACACCACCCCCTGGGCGGTCGCCCCGGCGGAGAACGACTGCGCCGCCGTCGTCACGTTTGCCCATAAATCGCCCTGCACGGTAATCTCTAGGTAGGTCTCGGTCAGGGTCGGTTCGCGACCCTGCCGCAGTTGTACGATCGTGCCGTCGATCAGCGTACCGAAGTTACCCGTCAGGTAGCCGGCCCGTAGCACCACGCGGTTGTATAATGCCACCAAGCCCGCGGCCGGATGGCTGCGCGCGAGGTTATAAACCTTGATGACCGCGGACTGCCGCGACTGTAGGCGCGCGCAACGTACCGAAAAGGTGATCCTTAACGGGTCATCTACCGTCGTAGTACCGCCGCTAAGCGCGCCCGAGGCGCTGCTATCGCTCAGGGTCCACGACTGGCCCCCGGCGCCGAGTAACGTGAGCGAAAACTTTCGAAGCCATTGATCGCTGGTCGATGGACCCGACTGGTAAAGGTCCGGACCCGAGGACGCGCCCGTGCCCGAAGGCGGGTTTACCGGCGACGCCAGCGACGGCGAGGGCGAAGACATTACGTGCCCGCGACGTACGGCGCGAATATGAGTTGCGACGTAGTGCCCAACTCGGTGAATCCCGGTACGGTATCCGGCGGACCCGACGTGTTTTGCACGAAAAAGCCCCCACCAATGCCCAAATAACCGTACTGTTCGAGTAGATCGGCGCCCGTAACGAGCGGTATGGAGCCGATAAGCGGGTTCATGTCCACGTCGGATAGGTCCAATAACCAACAGTTGCCGGCGTTCGACCAACGGGTCCGCAGGTTAAACGTCACGCCCAACAACGTCACCGATAGGCGCTGCGGCCGCGGCGACAGCGGTACTTGATAAACTTGGGCGGTACCATCTATCTGGGGCATTTAAGCCGCCGCTTGATAGTAATCCGCCGGCCCCGCGCCCCCGGCGTTGTTATTCGGCGCGCCTATACCGGGTACGGCGTCGGCGGGCGAGCCGCCGCTCGTCGTATCGCTAATCTCACCCGAAGGGATTCCCGTGGCCTGATTAGCCGGACCGGCGCTGCGAAGCTGGTTAAACCCGGTGTTCTGCGTCGGCTGGTTCGTCTGCGGACTCGCGGTGCCCTGCGGGTTAGGCGCCGCATTGACACTCGTCGGCGCGCTCGTCGCCGTCGCCAAACTAACCAGTAGCACCTGTCGGAAGATCAGGTCGACCAACATGGAGTATTCGAACCGCGGATTGGTAACCGGACCGCGCAACGATGGGATGCCCATGTTGTAGTAGAAGCGCTTACCCGTATAGACGGTACAGAGCTGTCGATTATTCTTCAACTGCAGCAGCGACGAATAAACGTCGCGTACGTACGTCGGACCGGTAGCTTGCGGGTCCGCGTTCGACCAACCCAGGCGTAGTTTTAGTTCCGGCGGCTGGATGTACCAGTGGTCGCTCATGACCGCGCTGGAGTCGACGGGGTGTTGCGTGATAACGGAGTCGTCGGTCGGGTCCTCCTCGACCGTGAGAAAGGTGCCGGGACCGAAGTTCAACGACGCCGAAAAGATTTGTCGCTGCAACGTTGCACCGCTGAGGTCGACGAGCGCGGGCATTAGGTGATCGTCGCTTCGGCGTTGCGCAGGAAGCGACCGGAATGGTCGTTAAGCGCCGATAACACCCGCTGCGAAGCATCCGCGGCGTCGCCGTGAATATGCACCGTGACCGGGTGGTTAAGCTCGACATGTTTGTCACCAGAAGATGACGAGGCGGTCGAATTATCACCGCCTAGGTGCGTCCTACGCCACCCCTGCATATCCATAATCCGCTTGCCACCCTCGAGAGGTTCCAGATGGTTTCCCTCCTTAGGGTTTCCGAGCAGGGGATACCCGACGCCGTACTCCGACCCATGCTCCCGAATCCAGGCCCGCACCGCGGGGTCCCAGGTCGTGTCCACCGCCATTCCTTGAGTGTGATGAGAGTTGGTAACCCCAGGGTTCACCTGACGCTGACGCGCGGCGTCGCGGAACCCGCTGATTATCTGAAATTTCTTCCTAAGCTCCGGTGGCATGTGAGCCACCATATCCTCGATGCGGTGTGCGAACTCTGGGTTCACGCCCGTTACCGGGGACGCGCCACCCGGTACGGCGTTACCCGTAGCGTAGGACGCTAAGGCGCCACCTGCGAGGGCACGTGCTAGGGCCGGATTGCCTATGGTCCAGGGCTGAAACCCCCTAGTCTCCCACAACTTTCGGGCTACCTGCTCCTGCATCGTTATGGGAGCTGAGCGCGCCGTAGGATACTGACCTAGGTCCACCCCGGCCCTCGGGGCGATATCATTCCAAGTGCCCTGCAAAATCTGCCAAGGCCCGAAGGCAGACGACCCCTGCCCATTCGGAATATTCTTCCCACCGCTGCTCTCGTACTGCTGTATGATCTCACTAGCAGCTTCCCAGCCGCCGCCACCCACTGTGCCAGAAGTAAATCCACCTCCGCCCGTTTCTCCCGAGCGACCACCCACGCTGGATTGCGGACCGCCGGAGCGATCCACGCCGACTCCGCCACCCGCGACACCAAAGCCACCACTCGCGCCTATACCACTCAACATGGCCTCGAGCCCGAGAACCTGCACCACCGGGTGATACGTCGAATTGCCGCGCAGCCACGAATCCACCGCGTCTGAACTGGTCGGACCTAGCGTCGGCCCCACGTCGCCTATCGGGCCTTGATCGCCTTCGGTGCCGTAGCCGGGGCGCCGCCCACTAATTCCCTTAAACCAGTCCACCGTGCCGGGAACGTGCGATTGCCACGTATTACCACGACCAACGTTAAACAGCCACCCTAAAACCTCGGCCGGGTCCGGGATCGGCGAGCGTATCCCATATTTATCCTCTTGCTTTCGACGCGCCGCCGCGCCCTCCGGGGTCATGTTTTCGACGAATCCCTTGCCGCCCTCGTACGTCCCGTACATAAGGGCGCCTAAAACCCCGAACCGCAAAAGCGGCAGTCCCGATATCTTGCCGAGGACCCCCAATAGACCGACGGCCCCTACCGTGGCGACGGCGTATCCCTCCGCGGCAGCAAAACCGGGATGGGCGGCGTTCCATTTAATCGTGGTATCTAACAAGCCCTCGGTCACGCCCAGCAGCTTATGCGCCGCGGGGTAGACCTCCTCGAAACTCTGTACCCCGATCGTCTCGACTTGCGACCATACGGTGCCGAGCGAACGCGTAATGTCAACCGTATCGTCAATAAATTTCTTGTAGTCGACCCCGGACGCCGCGATCCGCGCGTTGAACTCCCGCACGGACTTATCGTATTGGTCCTGATTGTTTATCAGGTTTCGCAGTGTCGTACCCGAAATACCTAGCATGCCCGCGTAAGCGTCCTGCAGGTAGGGCGGCAGCGCGGCGAGGTGATGCACGATGCCGCGCAGGTCATTTGAGGCGACGCCCCAGCTCTCGATCAAGTTCTTGATGCCTGGGTTACGCGCCGCGGTCGCGATTGCCTCGGTGGCCGCCTGGATGTCGCCGGAGTTAAGGCCGATCTGCGAACCGCCGAAGTTGCCGGCAGCGAGCCCCTGGGCCGAGACCCCGGTGCGCTGGCTCACGTAATAAAGTTGTTCGTACGCCTTCGCCATCTCGGCGAAGCCCGCGACGAACGCCGTCGTCGCGGTTACCGCGGTCAATCCGAGCTGTTTTACCCCGCGTTGTAACGCGTCGTGACGCTTGGCAAGCCGATCGGCCGCGTTTTCGGCCTCGCGGGTCGGATGCCCCGAAACCTTTAGCAGCTGATCCCCCAAGAGACCTAGCTGCTTACCTACGGCCGCGAGCTGCGCGTCGAGCGCCGCCGCGGACGCGCGGTTCGAACCCATGGCAGCATCAAAACGCGCCCGCTGGCTATCGTCCAGCTTGAACCCGAGCGAAACCAGAAATTCTTGAACGACCTCAGAATCGGCCATAGCCTATTTCTGCCTAGCCCGCAAGTCGTTTTCGTCTTGTACGTCGAGCGCGTCGTTCAACACCATGATGAACGCGAGGTCCACCGTGCCGTCCACGAGCGACTCGGCCCGCAGGACGCCGCGAAGTACGGGGCGAAACAGAAAATCCTCCTCCGTCAACATTCTTACGGGCCGGTATCCGGCGGGGCGCTCTGGTTCAGTAAATCGGTCGTCCGACGCTCCCTGTCGGCGCGAAACTTCGCGAAAAAAGGGGCCAGATTTTCCTGAATCACGAGGTCCACGAGCTCGAACATAACGCCCAGGTCGATACCGACGTCCTCGAATTGCGGTTGCCCCGTCTGCATATTGAACGCCGGGTGCAGCCGTTCGGGCTCGCCGCGGTAGACGCGCACCACCGAGAAGCAAGTGTTCATGATCGTATCGCGATCGGCCTGCGGAAGCGAGCCCCAATCGCCCGTAACGATCGAGCCGATGAAGCGCGCGCCCTCGACGTGGTCTTCCGCTAGGTCGCGCTCCAGCGCCAGCGTCATAAAGCCTAAGCGGGTCGCGACCTCGGCCTGTTGGCGCACGTTGAGGCGACCGATGACGTATCGATGTTCGCCGATCGTATGTTCGACGGGCGCGGTCATCGAGATGCTCCCGGTACGCGATCTTCGAGCGTAGCGGGATCAGAACCGACGTAAGCACTATCGGGATTTTCGGAGGGGGGAGGGGGATAGTAGCGTTCGCTAAGGGGGGGAAGCGACCGGGTACGAATGACCTCGGTCGTACGGCCCTCGCCGTTCTCAACGATGGCGCGGTCGTACACGACGAGCCCGTCGGCGGGGGACGCCGTACGGGTAAGGACGCCGACCAGGTACGCTTGCGTAGAGCCGCCGCGAGCGCAAGTCAGTCGTCTCAGATACGGCGTCTCATCGACGACCGTTACGGAATCCGCCTCGATAATCTGGAGGCGTTCGCGATCGAACAGTTTCACGGTAAACATCTGTCTGCTCCTATGACAACGCGCGCAGCGGGTTGTCAGCTACTACTAATTTCTGTGAATATAAACGCAAAAGGATGACAACCCGCTGCGCGCGTTGTCAGGTATTTGGCGTAAGGTTCCCCAAGATCGGGTCCATCTCACCCGAATTAAACGTCCACACGTGGACGCTACCGCGCACTTGGTACGGCGTCGAAGGGTGCCGGCGAAACGCGCAAGACTTACAGTTCCAGTTGTCGCCGGATACCGGGTTGGTGATCGTAATAACGTTTTGGCCCCACTGCTGGGAGCCGTTCGCCCGATCCTGAATGTAGGCGTAGTTCAACTGCGCGTTCATCGGGCTGGTCTTGAGAATGTGCAGCTCGACGGCGCCCCGCTTCGCAACGGTCAGCGAGTGCATAACACCCCCGACGCCCTGGGTCATCACGTCCGAGTCTTCCTCGAAGGCCGGCGTATAACCCTCTTCGGCGACGCCGGTCGCCGAGGTCGATATGTTCGGTCCGACGATCGAAAAATTGACGTCTAGGAGGGAATAGGTACCGGACATCCGCTAATCGTCCTTCTACTGCTGGATGACGTACGCTGACACGCGTGCTATCATTGGTTGACGTTGAAGACGACGTCGGAGCTTTGGATCGCGCCCGCGCATTTCATCGCAATTTGACACACCGGCGCGGCGCGTGTTTGCCGTACCGCTTCCGATTGCGTCGCGATCAACGGTATGTAAACGTAATAGCCGGCCGGCAGGTTCTGCCCCTGTTGCAGCGCCCCAAAGCCCGCGCTATTCCACTGGCCCGGCGCCGCGTAGCCGTTGGTGACGCCGAGCTGACACGCCCCGGTATACGCCGCGACGAGGACGCCGTCGCCCGCGTCCGTTTGCGGTATCTTGGTGGGCGTTCCGGTAATCGCGTCGTAGCCGGCGAGCTGAAGTTCGCCTGACATCCAGTCGGCCCCGATAACGGTATCCGTGAATTGTCCGGACGCGCTCGTTCCCTCGGCGATGATCGGCGAACCGACGTTGATCGTCGCGTAGACATTGCACTTTTTCGCAATGCAAGATTCATATTGCGTAACGCTGATGTTTTCCGCGACGACGCCCGGTTCTTGCTTGCCAAACAGCGTGATCGTCGTATTCGAACCAAGCCACTGCGTGGTGAGGATGCGGGCGAGGTACGAAACGATCGCGTACGGCGACGTACTCGAATATTGCACCGCCGTATGGTTGTAGCCCAGCTCGTTGAGCACGTAGGCGATATCGCTCGTGTCCGTCGCCACGAGCACGCCCGCTTCCTGGGTCGTAACGCCGTAGTAATGCGCCGGGGCCGCCGCCTCGATGTACGCCGCGATCGCCTCGTGGTCGCTGTCCATCGCGCCCAAGACCTCGAGCCCGTACCATTGGGTCGAGAACATGTTATCAAACGTCGTAACCGCGGTGACCGCGCTTTCGGCCGCGATACCGGGCGACTGAAAACACCCGCTGCTCGCGGCTGCCAACGAAAGCATTCCGGAAATATCGGTCGCCGTGCCGCCCGTGAGCGTACCGCCGGAGACCGTGACGTTGGTCGATGATACGGTCAGCGTATAGACGTTGCCGCCGACACCGCCGACCTTCGCCCGGAAGTACAGGCGCACGCCGCTCGCCGCGTAGCCCATGACGGTGAGCAACGCGTTGGTAGAGCCCTGCAGGAACGTCAACAGGTTCTGGATCGTAACCGCGGTCAAACCGCCGATGTTGACCTGGTTGCCCGTGGCGCCCGAGGCGACGAACTCGATCGAAACCCCGTTGACGGTGATCGTATCCGCCGCGGTGGGCTGACCGGCGAAGTTCGCGTAGCCGCCTGCGTACCAGCCGCCGCCCGTAAGCGTCGCACCGGACAGCGTGATAGCGGTCGAAGACTTCACCAACGTATGACCGTTGCCCGAGGCGCCGGCCACCTTGTCCACGATATAGAGCGTCGAGCCGACGACGTAATAGTTATTGAGCGCGAGGCCGGCGTCGGTCGAAGAGTTAAGGAAGGTTAGCAGCGCGGTCAGCGTCGCCGCGAGGCTGAGACCGATGTTGACCTGATTGCCGCTCGCGCCCGACGAAACGAAGGTAACCGCGGTGCCGTCGATCGTCAGCGTGTCGTTCGCGGTCGGTTGACCCGAAAACGCCGCGTAACCCACCGCGGTGGGGCTCGTGGCGAATCCGATGACCGAGCTCGTACCCGTGGCGGAATCGGTGACGATAAAATCGTTGTAAATCGAATTGTAAACGACGGTCTGCGTCGCACTCGTGGCGGCCTGCAGCGCGGTTTGTACCACGCTCGCCACGCCGTTAAGGTTCGTCACGGCGCTGAAATTCATACCCGTCAACGTGTACGGGATACCATCCACGAAGATCGTAAACGAGCCTGAAGTGATCGGGGTCCACGCCGAAATGAGCAGGTTGGCCGCGGTCACGCCGCCACCGATAAGCTGCCCCGCGGTCGCCGCCTGCGCCCATCGGCCGATGAACAGATTGGTCGGCTGCGGATTTTGTCCGAACCACAGCAACGCGGCGAGGTATTCGGGCGCGCTCGTGCCAAAATCCGCGGCCACTTCAGCGATGGTATAGTATTCTCGCTCCCGCTCGATAATCGGAATCACGTTCGACGTGCCGATAACGAGGTTCGTGTTGACGGCGGGTGCCTGCGCCTGGATGGCGCTAAGGTTGACCTCGACGTCGACGAAAAGGGAAACCGGCAGGCCGCTGTTCATGCGATACTACTCCGAAACCGCCGGGGAATCGTCAACGTACGCGTGCTCCACCCCGGTCGGGGGCGGCACGGCGACCTGGGCGCGTAGCTGCGCCGCCGTACGAAATTCATGGTCCCCCTCGGCGGCCCGCACCAGTTCCGCCGCCGCGTCCACCCGCGCCTCGTGCGAAAGCGTCGACGCTGCGCGCTCGCGGGCGACCGCGCTATGTTCCAAACCGCGCAAGTAATGGTCATTCGCGCGCGACGAACACGCCGCGATCGCGCGATCGACGCGCGTCATCTCGGATTCGTAATAAAGGGCTTGGCGCTCGTTGCGATTGCGCCCGCTACGGGCGCCCGCCGCAGCTTGCTGGAGCGCGGCGCGCGAACGTTGAAGTCGTGGCACGCGAGCCAACAACCGCGCCGCCAGCTCGTGCGCCGAAGCGGCGTGATCGTGGTGCGTACGCGCCTCATCGGACGCGGCGGCGCGGTGCTCCGAACGCGCTTCCGCAGCGTGCGCCGCATAGATCGCGGCTGGATCGGCGGTAAGCCGTCTCGATTGGGCCAAAGGAACCTCACTGAATTTCGTCGGTAAAGCCTACGTCCGTCGCCAACGAAACCGCGGACGTGAGCAAATAGAGCACCGGGTAGAATATTTTGACTTCGCGCATGAACGTCACGGTTATATCGACCCGGCGCAGGTTGCGCCCCTGTACCAAACTCGGCACGAGCCGCCGGCCGCTCGTCTGCTGAAAACCGATGCCTAAGAGCTGCAGGCACTCGCGGTTTTGCCCCACCGTCAAACCGAGGCGCAGGATCGTCGCGTACGCGTCGGCGGCGGGACCGTAAAACGAGCAGAGGAGCTTAAATTCTTCTTGGTCGCTCACTCGTTGAAAACCGGTCGCCGTCGCAGCGCCCACGTTTTGTTCGGTAAGCGCCGGAAAGCCCCACGGCGTACTTTCGGTGACGCCTACCGCGGCCCAACAGCTCACACCTTCAGTATCGGTCTGCGAGACCTTCGTCTGCGGCAAATTGGGCGGTTCGGCCTGCCAGCGCGGAAAGACCAAGTTACCCGGTAAGCCGGTAATCCCGACGACGACCTGTTGCATGAAATCGTCGAGAACTTGCCCGCTCCGCGGAAAATACGCCCAAGTGCCTTGATCGAAACCGAGGCCCGGCGTATCGAATTTTAGCGTTACGCCCGTACCCGGATGCAGAAATCCACGGTGCGAGCTATTCTGAGCGACGGTCATTCAACCGCAATCAAAAACCGGCGGTGTTTCCCGTACCTTAGTCGAATCGAACTTGACGACGCCGCCCCCGTCGCATTTCGAGCATATTTCTTTCTCAAACATCGATTTAACGAATCGACGCGTATGGTCGCCCTCGGCTATACCGACGTACGGTCGCGCGACTAGCCCGGTGCCCTTACAATTCGTACACGGTTCGGTGGCGGTACCGGTACGTTCCATCAATTCTTCTCCACTACGTGCGTAATACTTTTTAAGAGTGCACCAGTATCGTCGAGCGGCGTCGTCGGGCTTCCGGTGATCGGCAGCGCCGTATCCCCGGTTAAATTCACGGCCTCGTAATAGAGCGCGTTAAACGCCGCCTGTTCTTTCGCCGTTGCCTTACGGCCGGTTTTCGGCGCGTTCTTGCGCGCGCGGGCCGCTACGGTCGCCGGGGCGAGCGGCGGGGGTATGCCCTCGGCGATGACCAGTTTCGCGGCGGTCTCAGCCTTGAAGCCGGCTAGGTCTAGGTTAGCGTCGGCTTTGCCTAGGTCGCCGGCTAAGCCCGCTATGGTAGCGGCCTTGAACGCGGTCTTAATAGCGGTCTCGGCGCGACGGATACCCGGCGCCAGGAACGGGCGAGCCGGCACGTTATGCTCGGGTACGCCGTTCGTCATGAGATAAGCGATCGTCGCGTTGGATAGCGGCTCGCCCTTTTCACCCGGTTCGGGTTCGCGATGGTTATTCGAGGCCGGCACGCCCACCAAAACGCGGCGCCGGCTTAGGGCGCGCAGCGTGGCGATTACGGAAGCCGAAGTATCTTTTACGTGGACCGGGATGACGATACCTATTTACTTTTCGTAGACGCGGGCTTATATGAATATTTCTAGCAAACGGAGGACACCCACATGACTAGCGGTACCATTATGGTCGATTTCGCCGGCACCTACGCGGAAGCGGTCGCTTATGCTAAACAGAACGGAGTTAATGCGCCAAAAGGTCTCGCTTGTCACGGTAATGAAGGCTTGCCGATGCTAAGCCTGCCATACAAAAACATCGCCGAGCGTCAGGCCGCCGAGAAGAAGTTCGAAGCCCTAGGATGGGATGCGACGATTAACCATCCCACCGGAAACGGCTACGTTAAGGCTTACCCTTGGAAAAAATAATTACGGTACGTTAGGCTGGGCCGTAATAAGGCCGGTCTCGGTGGTTATTCGAGGCCGGCACGCCCACCAAAACGCGGCGCCGGCTTAGGGCGCGCAGCGTGGCGATTACGGAAGCCGAAGTATCTTTTACGTGGACGGGCATCGGTCCTACGGCGCGTAGCGACGCGGGACCGTCTTTACGGCACGTTCGGTTGCGCGGTGATCAGTCCCGCGATCGCGTTCGTGAAGCCTAAGCCGTAACGTTCGTACGCCTTCACGTCGAGGACCTCGTACAAGTCGCCGTTCCAAGTAATCCAGTCGGCCTTGACACCGTTCGCGCCGTCGCCGCTAAACGCGAACGCCGCGGTGATCGCGATATGCTTCGTCTGCACGTCGTAATCGCTTAAGCGCTTCAAGTCGGTCGGGCTCGCGGGGGTCACGACGCCCCAAACCGGATTTATCGTCTCGGTGATCGCGATCGTCGATCGGCCGTTTTCGGTACTAATCGTTTCAACCCGGCGCTGCACCTGGAACTGATCGATCATCATCCAGTTTTGGAGCGCCGGGGCGAGCGGTAAGTAGGGCATATGATCGAACGCTTGCGTTCGGTCAGGCTACTTCGTGCGGCGTTCGCCATGACGATTGAAATTGCGGTCTGGATAACGCGAAGTATTCATCGGGGCCGCCGGGCGCGGATTGAGCGCTCCACCGGCCGGGTGCGTTTGTGTCATCTCGCCGCCCGAATGAACCGTCGTTCGCGTGCCTGTCTTTGGATGGTTATAAAGATGTTCCCCATCGACCTTACCCTTGTGTTCGTGCCCGGCTGCGGTCAATTCTTTATGCCGCACAGCCTGACCCGCCGTAAACTGCCCCGACTTCGGATCGTGCGCCGGACCGCCCTCAGCCGCATCTTCACCCTCACCGCGGTGCAGGTGCACGTGGATAGCGTCGAAACCCAACGAGCGAAGGCGCGACGAACGGATACTGGTTTTCACGAGAGGGCCTCCGCAGCCACAAGGGCAGGAACGGTTGATCATGGCGACGTTACGAAGGATATAACCGCGGCGCGTTGCTTCGCGGTTACAACCACGGCCACCCCGGCGCGTAGTAGCCGCCGGCCGGCGTACCCGCGGGGTAACAATCTCCACCGGTCACCGTCAAGCTGCCCGCGCCGAGCTGGCGCTTGAGCCGCGCGAAACGCGTACCGTAAACGGTAAGATTGAGCTCGCCATCTTCGGGATTGGCCGGCGTGCTCGTATCGAACGATACCGAAACGCCCCCCGCGGAAGTGCTCGATATCAACCCCGTCGCCATACCCGGCTCGCCGCCTTGGTTCACCTGATCCTGGGCCTGCGCTTCAAGCACGCAATAATGCGCCGCGAAAAGCTGCACGCCCATCGGTAAGAGTGGCCCCCATCGGCGTGGGTTGAGGCTGAGATAAGCCCAATCGAGGTAAAACTGTATCTGCGACGCGGGGTACTTGGGCAAGAACTCGATACCGCCCTGGGCCACCGAAAACTCGACGAATTTCGAGATAAGATCGGCCGGGGTGACGGCGCCTATCGGCGGGTTTGGCGGGTTCGGGTAGCCCACGGGCTAGCACTGGCCCATTATTAAAAGGATCGCGTATAATTTTGTCCGCGGCCCATGCTTGCAAAGACATTTGCGGTGCCGTCTGGATATACACTGGTGCGCTCACCCGACCGAGGATGCTGGTAATGATGCACGTTTTCGTGGTCACGCCCTTTATGACTGTGACCTTCCTCTGTCAAAACCTTATGTGCCCGCGCTTGGCCACTGGTAAACGAACCCGAGTGTGGATGTTGTCGCGCTTTCGCAGCCGCAGCACGCGCCTCGGGCGACCAATCGTCCCGCGTACGGCGGCGGCCATCATGAACGTAAACGTGGATATAGTCGACGGTGCGCATCAGAAATTTGCTCCTCAATACGTCGGCGGGCTACGATTGACGCGGTTGGCTTCTTGTACCGCGGGGTTATCGGAACCGCCGCTCGTTTGGGGCTCAGCATTGCCGGCGAAACCCAGGAGGTTGCTGGCGCCGTCCCCGAGGGCCGGAACGTTCGTCGCACGTTCGTCGTCCGTGGCGGGCATATCGTCTATCATCATGTTGCCGTCGTCGGGGCTTTCGTCGCCATTCTCGGCGAGGTCGTCGCCGTCGTCGCCGGTCGTCGAGCCGAAGGTGGCTTTATCCGTTTCGTGCTCGGGCTCGCGTTCTTCTTCTTTGACGAACTCGCGCCCAGCGTTACCGGCGACCTCGCCGAGGCCCTTCTCGAGGCCGGTCCACTCGGCGGGGGTCATGTCGTGGGCGCTGAATAGCGCGCCGCGGCCGCGCATAGACGAACCGCTACCGGTATCGGCGTCGCTCGCGCCCAACACGGGAACCTTATCCTGGGCCGTACCCCACGAGCCACCCGTGGGCGCCTCCGGACGCGATTCCGGCGTGACCATGCTATCCGGTAAGATATTACCGGACGCATGAGTTTCCGGCGGCGGTTTATATCCGCCGGTCATCGAATCGGGAAGCACGCTACCGGTATCGGCGTCGCTCGCGCCCAACACGGGAACC